TCATCGCACCGGAGGATGCGCGCTGAACACGTCAGATCCGGCCTGGCGAACGAAAGTCCTGCCTCCCCTCACTTCAGTCAATGACCCGACTGCCGGCATGTACAGCTGCAGGGCTTGCGGCCTAACTCTGCTTGGCCGGAATCCCTGCCCCAGGGATGCCATCTCGGCTGCGGTAAGGGCTGCATTCCACAGCCCAAGCTCAGCTACCTGTCCGTCAACCCATTGGCTGGATGCGTCAAGTGCGCCAGCATATGTGATTGCAGCAAGCACATCGCAATAGATCGCGCTGGATGAAGCAACGGTGAGACCTCCAAGCGTGGAGTCTGCCACTCCATTCAGGTAGCAAGTTAGGTTTGTCCCATTGAAGACAGTTCCAAGGCCAATCCAAGTATTGGCTGGAAGGCTTGAGGCAAACTGTAGGAAGGAGTACGCACCTGCCGATGAGCGGTGGCTGGAGGATTTGTTCAAACCAGCCTCGGCACGATTCCACCAAAGTTGATCATGTGGGTTCTGAGAGTTCCCAACTTGAGATGCCGCGCATCGATAGTTTGCGTTACTAGGTACGCTTCCTGCTCTAACCCATAAGTGCCGCGTGTAGGCAGAGTGCATTCCAGCACCGCTAGGGATCATAGATCCAGAGCGGTAATATGCCCCTGAAGTACCCGATAGAGCCACGTCACTGCTCCCTGATGCTGACTGCAAGCAGCTGTGCGTCTCCAGCTGCTGTATCGCTTGCAACGTCACGGCGCACGCGAATCCTAAACAACTCACCAGCAAGCAGCCCGTCCATGTCCGCACCGTTTGCGACGTTCACGGAAAGCGCAAGAACCTGACCCGATGTTGAAGGAACAGTAGTAGCGGTGATTGTCTGTGCAGTGGCGAAGCTGTCAGCGTCAATATCCAGGCCACTGGCATCAGTCCTTTCAAATGCAACATCCCATCCGACAGTTCCGGTGGTGGCAGTAGCGAGCGCACAGAACACGGTTACCCTTACACCACTTCCAGCATATCCAGTTGGAAGGACACCAGAGAATACGGCTGCCTCTTGCGTTGTGGTGTCGAAATCAAGGGTGGGTCTGCTGTTCCTAAGGCCAAGAGTTGCATAGTTGGTTGCAGGAGGCTCATTGTCATATGGCTTGAACGAAAGAAACCATGGCGCTCCACCACCTCCGCTACCAGCCGCAACCTCATCAATCGCATCCTGGACATTTGTAGCTGCAAGCCCAGAGGTAGAATTGTCATAGCTAATGCTAAGGGCAGTGCCGCCTGCAGCAGATACAACCCAATCCGTGCCATCAAAAATGTAGTCAAGCGAGTCATCCTTATTCCTTACCCGCTTACCTTCAGGAGGAGCCACAAAAGCCCACTGGTTAGCGCCAACGCAAATTGCAATGTCGCCATCATGCGTTGCCCAATCGCCAGTAGCACCTGATGCAGGAATCCATACCTTGCCAGCGTCAAGGTCTCCCGTAGTAGGAGGAACCGCTAGATCCATCTGCTCTACTTCGGTGTCGAGCAATGCATCAACCAAGCGCATGAAGTCGTTAATAGGAACACTCGGATTGAGAGTGTTGGTAGGAACAGTGCTAAACCCATATCGCGATGTACTCATGCGCTTACGCTCTCAGTTTGCCCAGGCCCGCTAATCGAACTAACAGCGGAAACAGTTGCCGTGATTGAAGTTGGCAAGTATCCGAAGTCGGCGACCTGTTCACTTGCTGTGTAGATGTGGGTGGATACCTCTGGCGTGTCAACCGTATCTGACACGATGACCAGTGGCGTCCTCGGAATGTCTTTACGCACCACCTTAACTCCATCGGTGTATTCGATTCGGTATCCGATGAAGTGTACGGATTGTTGTGGGAATACATTGGTCCCAAGTCGGGGGCGACCATACCAACGAACCACTACCGTATCGTCAGTTTCTCTATCCGCAGACAAGGATGCAACACTCCACTCTCTTACGCTTTCAAAGCTAGAGATGTGAATTGTCTTAACCTCTGCAGAATCCGGATCACTGCCAGATGTGACAACCCTATAGGCCAAATCTGTGCCAAGATCAGAAGGGTCTATAGGTACAAAGCGTATGCTCTGATCCAGAACAACAAACTGAGACCCTGCATCATGGGAGGAAGAACTTGTGTCCTTTCTACCCCTTTGAAGGTATGAAAGCTCATAAGACCCCGGACCGGCTGAAACAGCATCCCGCCATTGCACGATCTCAGCAGTACCGTCTGCGTTTGCTATAGCACCAGCGTTGGCTCCATCCAGCATCTGGACTTCTGTGACCGATTGTAGAGTGTAATTAACAGAAACAGACAGCACGTTCCACGCATCAGTATAGTCACTACCGCTATATGGAAGCTCAGATGTAATTGAGCCCATTGTGGATGGGGAAATTATAGTCGATACGGTAACCCACTCACCATTCCTCTGGAATTGCAGGATAGCCCCTTCCCACCCATTCATTACCCCACGACATGCCCAGTAAAGACCTGGCATGTCATCAGACTGCTGCAATGCGGGAATGTTAAGAAGCGAATAGACAGAAGGCCCACGGATGTTAGTTCCAGGGAACTCAGGCAATGGGGAGGTTACACCTGCAGCTGTAGACTGGTATGCACTAGAGCGCGTGCGCCTTGCAGTTACGATACGGCTAAGCCCATCATCCTCAATCCTAGTGACCCTGATCGTATGTACTGATCCGTCAGTATCTTGAACAGTACCCCATGCACCTGTTACTAGATCGGCATGGTCTATCGATACAGAAAACGTACACTCGTCTGGCTCGCCCCAAGCTACCTTTATTGACTTGTCAGCGACTCTCTTTGCCCAATCCTTATCTGCGGTAACAGCTAGCTCTACTACAGATTCACCGCGCGCCTGAATGGTTGATGATCTCCGCTCCCAATCCTGCGTAGTAGTCGTATAGGTAGTCTGCGGGTCGATGTAGCCAACAGTCACCTTCCGCAGTAGGTCATTCTCTTTAGTACGCTCCCACTGCACTGGCTGCCCCTGAGCATCTACAAGCGCATCAGCAGAAATAGAGAATGTAGATGGACGGCCACGAGTCACATAGTGGATCTTCCCATCAAAATCACTTGCATCAAAGAAGTAACCAGGCTGCAGCCCTTGAATAGTAGCCTGAGGGCTTGTTTGATTTGCGATCCTATAGCCACTCACAAGCTCAGTAAGCTCAGAAACATCAATCCGAGAGCTCTGAATTCGAATCGCGCTCTCAGACGCAACTATCTCACCCACTGTAGGCTTGCAAGGATCAATGCGCATCCCATCTGGACCGCTGATGATGCCTGTCACTGGATCTATATAGTACCCCGGAGCATCGGGAACTGGGATTACACCGATTCCGAACTCACCTGGAGCCGCGGCAATACCAGTTACGCCACTAATCGGAAGCGTGATTGGCGAAGACATTGAACCTTCGCGCGGATCAAACACAACGCACTTGTTGCCGTTTACTATGTAGGCACGTCCATTTGCAGCGGCAATGTGGTGCCTGCCACTAGTAGTCATGCCTACGCTTATGGGTGCTGCCCAGCCATTTGAGCTTGACCACACATAACCGTCATTTGCAAGGCAAACTATGTCAGGGATACCTTCACCATAGCGCACCATGACAACCTGTAATGGGTGTGCATTTTGCTCAGAAGTCCTGTCAACAAGGATGTCCACATTATTCCAATGGACACCCATGTCTGACGAAGTGCGGACTTGGTAGCGCGGGATGTTGAATCCTTGAACGGTGGCCGCGTAAAGCAATCCATCCGGACCCTCGCAGATGCTAATCCACTGCTGAAGCATTGAACCATTTGGATCGCCTTCAAGCGTAGATTCGTTGCAAATGTTCTCCCAAGGCCCGCGAGGACCGATAGAACGCCACAGGTTACGATTATAAGCAATGAAGAAGTATCCAAACGCACTATAGGCAGTGTAGCTACTTCGCAATCCAGCCGGCCATGCATTGCCAGTGGTGTATTCAGAATCGCTTAGTGAAGTAAACTCAATTGGATCAACTTGCGCTGCCCTGATCGGATTGACCGCTGCAACATGCACTAGCCAGCCTGATGGCGTTCCAGCAACATCGTTTACTGTCTTCCCATCAGTGCTGATGAGACTCTCATGCCAGTTGTTTCCTGCATCCTGGGAGTATCTTGCGCTATTGATCCCAGCAACTACCCAGGTTCCATTGCTGTAAGCGGGGATGCCTTCAGAAATGTCGGCTCCCGTAGACTGTGCAATTCCTATAAACTCAGGAACCGCTGTAGCGCTCGCAGTTGCCCACATAGGTGCACCAGTGGTCGTGGCGACACCGCATACGATGAGTTGCCCAGCAATAGTTGTGTCGTTCTGAAGGTCTCCGCATTGGCTCACAACAAACTCGTACTGCGGAATGGCACCAGACTCAGCCGTGACATCATCATCCGTTACGACTATGTAAGCCGATCCACGGTAGGCGGGAGTGTTATCTACCCCCTTAACTGCCTGAATCGTTGGATCAGGAATCTGGATATCATCGCCATAGTAGAACGTCGCGTTCTGCAGGAACTTAGACTGTGCAGCGCGCGTTTCCTTGATCTGCTCAGTCGTGTATCCAATCGAAACAAGCTCATCATCTGCGCGGGCATCGAAAACAATCTTCCCATTCCGCTTGATGATCAGATAGCCAGTAATTGGCCCCTTGCAGACACCGATGGCATAGCTAGTGGTGTAGGTGTACGTGACCTGCGTAGGGCCGCCCTTACCTGAACTCTTATTCTTTCGCTCCTTTAGCGCATCCTGCCAAAGAATAATTCCTGTAGTCGGGAACGTCCCGTAGCCTCGCGTGCGCGGCACGCCGTCCTGTGCATACTGGGTCCTCGCATCAGTGAGGCGAGGTCCATAGACCTTTTGCGGGTCAACGAGCGCGCCAACGGCGCCGCCTATCATCCACCCCCAGCTAGCACCGGCCGGGTTACCACCGGTTACAAAGAACCCGATACCAGCACCGACAACGGAGCCAATCGTGGCGCTACTCATTCAGATAGCCTCCAAGCCCCAACGATACGCCGGCGCCACCGAGCATCAATATTGTGCTCAACGACGCGCCCATGACTGCTATCAGCGTGGATTAGCGTAAATCCAAAGGCGTTAGATGAGACAATTGCTGCATGACGCTCAGCACGGAATTTAACAATCACCATGTCACCAGGCCGAATGTCTTGGTGAGGTTGACCCATCACACGGATAAACTCAGCGCGCAAAGTGCCATCAGGATCTTGCCCATAATCCGTCCTATCTCGCACTTCGATACCTGAATCTCGGAGTGCCAGAACGCATAATCCAACACAGTCAACCCCATGCTCATTCCTTCCCTGATGCACCCAAGGGGTTCCAATCATTGACCTGGCGAACTGCTCAACTCGCATTGCGCATCCTCGCTCCAGGCACCATTGATGCCCCGCCATCAGCAGTGGGGATATCAGGGAATCCACCGAAGTAGAGATTCCTATCCGATGCGCCCCAATGATGAATGCAACCATGGGCGGAATCGTCGTAGACCTTGCTGCGAGTCCTCGCGCACACGGAAGGTATCGCCAAGCTCAATCAGGTAGGACAGTTCCAAGGAAAGGGCGAATGTGCCGCCCGTGTTCTGGTCCACTTCCATTTCCTTACCCGCATTCTTTCCAGTCAGCCATTGAACGATCCCGAACTTGTACTGATCGGTTGATGCAGAAACTCCGCTTCCAAAAATCCGTGCCGGCTCATCGTCATCTACCGCGGTCACTGTCCCAGCGGCCCATGTAAATCCCTTTGGACATGCGGGCCCACCAAACACATGTGGGCAAGTCTTTGACCAAAGGTCAGCCATTGGCTCTTTGAGCTGGTCGGTCAGCGACCTGTACTCCAGCGTGCCGAATCCATTGGAAACCCGCGTATCTCCAAGGTTCCCAACCGCAACGCACTCGTGCCCCATGGAAAGGTCCATGTAGTTGACCCGGTATATGCGGACATCGGCAGAATCAAGGAACCCTGCCATCAGCTGCTCAACGGTCACCGATGCGTCACCCGGAAGAATGCTCACCTCGGAGTTGTCTACCGATAAGTCAGCCGCCGCATCCAGACGAGCCAAAGAAAAGCCGCCATTCAAGGCGGCGTGATTGACCATTCCCCAATTGTCCCCAGTGCCCCCTGGATCAACTATCGATGGGTCATAACGGACATCGATGTCTAGGTCCGTGAACCCATAGACCTGCCCCGTCTTGGTCCTAATCCTGAGTAGCTGACACACCGTAACGGCGGTCTGCTGGTAGTGGTCCATCAGAGCAATGGGGATAGACTTCTTCAGTACGGTCACAATTCGTCATCCCTTGGCGGGTTCACTTCGGTCAGCTCGACCATTCCGTTTGTAGCGAACTCACCGCTAGCGCGGTTGTCGATGGAGAAAGGCAGGCGATCATTGGCAAATCTGACCCAATGAGAAAACTCGCCGTCCCAAGTTAGTTCCGCATCGTCGGCTGGAGCAGACGCAAAGGTCACCAATCCCCGATCACGATCAATAGTCACGCCAGCGGCCGCAATGCCGTTCACATAAATGGATACAGGAGGATCGATGGCACTGCCATCTCCAGTCGGGCTTGGCGAGTAGATTGCATATGCGTTGCGCATCCGCACTCGACCGCCCACCTCACTTGAGTAGGCAAGTTGAAAGGTTTTGGTTACCCCATCCCCCGTTCCAAAGATTGCGCCACTCGCATAGAAGTTGAGAGGGTTCCGGTATAGGAACACTCCCCAGCGCCCCATCCTGTCCTCAAACATGTCCAAGATGTAGCCGTATAGCTCAGGTCGTATGTTCAGGAAAGGGAGCGTTGCGAAGAACCTGGACTGTGACCATCGAGCGTTCCTCTTTTCCGCCTTGTTCACCATCTCGACAATATCGGTGTTGAACTCGGGGCCGCCCTCCCAGCCATAGCCTTCACAGGCTTGGATATAGTTCCTGGCAAACACTGCCATTAGCTGTTCCTCGCCATTGCCTTCTGGGCCTTCCTTGCCTCCTCCCGTGCGCGCTGGGAGTCCGTCTGGAGATTGCTCATCACGGGGTTGTAGAAGTTCTGGGTCACTGAACCGCCGCCACCACCAAAGGCAAGACGATGATTTGGCGTGACCTCAACGGGGCTGTTGCCAGCCAGTAGATAGTCCTTCCCGCGTACAGTTGCCATCTCGAGTCCACGCTCATTGACTTCGACAAAGCTGTTTGGAGTAACCATCCCCCCACTAGCACGGCCACCTCCGAATATCATAGAGAATGCCCTGCCAAGCCAGCTTCCAGCATTACCTGCCCCAGGGTCTCCCTGCTTACCAAAAAGCTGATCCATCAGCCGCTCAGCGATCATTCCGAGTATGCGCTGGTGGATTCTGTTAAGGGCATCCTCAATTGCACTAAGAGGATTCTTTCCGTTAGCTAGATCAATGAATAGTTCCTTGCCAGCACTTCTAACTTCATCCATCGCTTCAATCTGTGAATCCATAGCATCACGCTGACGCTGTAGATCCTTCGTGCTGTTCACGATCTGCTTTCCCCATTCAGATTCAGCAGAAACGCCAGCCCACTTAAGGTTATTCCATACCTCCTGCTGGTCAGCAGAGAGACCGATAATCTCTATCTGATCTCGTATAGAGATCAACGTATCATCGTATTGCTCGAATCTACGGCGCTCTTCCTCTGCAAGATTTTTCGTAAGCTCTGCTTCATCCTTAAGCAGTTTAAAACGAGCAAGTTCCTCTTCAGCAACCTTTACTTGGGCAGGCGTAGCACCCATTGCACGAATGTCGAAAAGCTGAACCTGCTCTTCATCCATGCCAAAAGTTGCAATGTCGCGCCTTATCCTAGCAATCGCCTCTTCTACTGCCTTGTATGCCTTCTCAGCCTCGCTCAATACCTTCTTGCCGCCATCCTTAACAAAACCCCTGGCTAGATTTGTGTCCTTAGAAACAGCATCAGCAATTGGCGTTCCCTTTACTTTAGAACCATCCCAAATTGACTGTACCGCATTTATTGTCCCCATTACATTTGAGACAATGTCAACACGGCTCTGCCCAAATGACTCAATAGCTTGCTTGAACTGACCATTAAGTAGCGCAACTACAGTTGCAGCCACTCCGCCAAGGGCTTCACCAACTGACTTAAAAATACCACCAACAATTATTCCAGCACTGGAAAGTAGCTTCATACCAGTAACTGCTACACGTGAAACCTTATCCAGAGCATCAGTCTTTGAGGCGGTGTCAACCAATTTGTCTGTCATCCCAGTAAGTGCCGGGATGATCCCCTCAACGATTCTATTTATCAAACCCTGCTTTACAAGGCTCAGTCTATTCAGCTCTTCACGCACAATGGATGCTGAGTTTATGAGCTCCCCCGACATTACTGCACCGAGCCTTTCCGCCTCATCCCCATACTTACCCATTGCTTCACCATTGTTGCGAAGTAACGGCAGAAGCATGGATGAGTCAGAGGCAATTGCCTCCATATAGAAGACCATATCAGATTGCGATATGTTGGCCTTCTCAAGGGAACTTACATATAGTTGCAGTGCATCGGGGCCTGATAGCTTACGAAACTGCTCTGCAGTTACACCAACTCGCGGAGCAATCTGCTCAAAAAAGTCGGCCATGGCGCCGCCGCCAGTCTGGATGAAATCTCCAACTTTATCTTGCGTATCCTTTAGGATATCAGCCAGCTTTTCCTGCTCAATCCCGACCATGCGAGCGCCAGAGCTCCACCTCTGGAATGATTCGGTAGAAGAGTTTGCCAGGCCAGACAAACGCTCAATGCTTGCTGCTGCATCAATAGTCTGTCTAGTCCATGCGGCTACTGCGATAGTTGCTGCGCTTAGGCCAGTACCAACAATTGCACCAACACGCGCGGCAGTTTTTGCAATCTCCTTTACACGCTTGTCAAAGCTTCTCCCAGCCTTGTCCATCCCCTGCTCAAACCCAAAGGTTCTAGCAATAAGATCGATTGTCAATGCACCAAGGGATCTGGTTGCCATTACTTCCCATCCTTCCTTTTAGCAGAAAGACCCTTTAGCAAAGCAAATGCTGCTTCTGGGGTTGCGTCTGGCTCATCTTCCTTCGGCCAAGTCATAAGATCGCGCTGCGATTTACCATGGATAAAATATGCACCTATCCCCGCCATAGCCCTTTCAAAGCGCAGTGCAATGTTGAATGGCCCGTATTTCTCTCTGTACTCAATCAGCTTCTGACGCCACTCCGGCGTTATTGCCTCTTGCCATTCTTCTGGCGACCTTCCGCCAAATGCGAGCGCGATCTCGATCCAGAATGAGTCGCGCTCGTCAAGTGCTTTTTTGGGGATCGTGACGCGACCCCCTCAATCGCATCAATTAGGGGTACAAGGAGCCAAGATGCCAATGACTTTGCCTGCTCAATGCTCTCAAACAGACGGTTTCCATCAGCCCCGTAAACAAGGCAATAAATCATTACGAAGGTCCGATCTTCTTGGCTTGCTTGAGCAATTGCTATCTCGTCTGCCGATGACAACCTTTTAATGTAAACATCAAGGCTTACAGGCTCAGTCTCACCAGTAAACTCTGGTACTTCAGGATCATCCCAATCAGATGGATCCTTGGTAATTGGTCTATTAGCTTCAAATGTACGCTTAACTGGCCGCTGAGATACAAATGCGCCAATCGATTCAAGCTGCTTTATATCCATTTTGCTCGCCTAATTTGGTGGGTCGGCGGGAATCGTGAGGCGAGGCACGCCCCAGGCCCGACCCATAGAAGTCGTTGTCGCCTTAGCTACCAGCCGGAATCAGCTCCGGCTCTCCGGATACCTGGATGCCGACGGTAGATGCCACCTGTGCATTTAGCGCGAAGCTAAACGGAAAGCTATTCATGAAACCCTCAAACAGGATCCAGCTACGTCCAGGGTTGGGCACGAACACATACTCTCCACCACTGTTCTGTTCGATAGTCGGCTCGACGTCCGGCGCCTCAGACCAGCCAACCGCCCAGTTCAGGGTAGTACCGGCAGTCTTGAGTTGGTGCAGGCGAAGGTGCGACGGGTCCTTTGGATCAACGTTGATTCCAAAGCTGGCGGTGCCAGGTGTCGCAAGGCCGGCATCATAAGTGCGTGCGGTGGAGTTGAGACATGTCGTTTCAATTTGCTCCACGGTGGTATCGATACCGTCGATGCTGGTGGGACAGCCGACGACGATCAGCGAGCCGTCAGCGGGGTCGATTGCGTAAAGGTTAGTGCCCTGGGTTTTCATCAAATTTCCTCTGCTGGGGTTTTCGGCCAACAAAAAACCCCGCAGTGCGGGGTGGTGGGCTGCAGCTCGGCGTGGCCTGCCGTGCTTCAGGATCTTGGATTAGGTTTAGACGCGGTCGGGCCAGAACTCGACTGTGAATCCGAGACGATAGAGTCCGGTAGCCGAATCCCATTCCTCTCCGTTCCACGACACGACCGGATTCTGGCTTGCCTCATAGGCATCACGTAGTGCGGCGCCGACTTGACGTGCCGACGTTGCCGTTGAGGCGTAGACGTCGAATTGGATACCGAAGTTGTCGGCTGATGGAATGCACGAAAGGGTATTTACCGGCGTTCCGTAGACAAGCTGGTGCACTGCGTATGGAACGCCATAGCCAGGACTTCCCTTTTGGGGCGCCAACGAGAAAGGCCATAGCCGGATAGGATTTGACCCAAGCACTGCCTTCACGGCTGTACTCGCAGCCGCGATTTCAAAAACCGATGGATACATGGTCAGCCCAGCTTCGCCAGTTCTTTGTTGATCTCAGTATCCATGGCGGCCGCGGCAGTACTCATTGCCTTCTCGGCCGCAGTTGCCATGGCTTGGCGCATGAACGGCTGTGCTTGAACCGTAGACGTTCCGAACTCGACAAATCGCCAATGTCTGGTATCGCCGCCTGGATTCCCGGATGCATCCTGGCTATGCTTATTTGCTGCGGCACCCCCCATGATGCCGACACGCATCATTACTCCGCCAGCTGCTCGCTCCCGCCTGCGGCCACCGCTCTGCACCACGATATTCTTGGCTATGTTCTCGCGGGTGTTAGGGTCATCAACCTGTTTTGCATTAGCCCGTGCCTGATCACGGATGACAATTGCGCCCTTCCGCAACGCCCGACGCATGGCGTTTATTCCTATGCGCCGAGGCAGAAGCCTGAGCTTGCGATCAATCTCGGCAAGCCCATCCACTTTGACCGTAACGTCAGCCATTACCGCTCCATCTCAGCTCGCGTGAAGTGCCAGGCATCGGAGCCGGGCGCGTGGCGGTAGGCCTCGAAGCCTGGAATGCCTGCGGTCCAGTGCATCAGCTTGGCGCCATCGACCGGATGCCCCTCATCTACCAGGCGGTTCCAGCAGTCAGGTAGCTCGCCAATCTGCTCTTCTGCAACGTGCCGCAGCTGCAGCAGATCCAACACCGGCCGCCGCACCATCTCCGTCGGCGTCATTCCAGCCCACGCCTGATGATCGCAGTTCACGAGCATCAGAGACGCCCAGTTCTTCCTCGGGTACTCGGTGTTGATCGTTTCCAGCTCGGTGCCGCGGTACTTGATCTTGTGTCGGGTTTGGTAGGTCGGATGCTTGACTACCTGGACCGCGAAGGCGTGATCGAACAGTGAATCCAGCTCCGCCACGTCGGCTAGCATCAGCATGTCAGAGGCGTCCGCGAAGATGGCCCGTCCGCGGAATCCCATCAGGTACGGGACCATGAACCGCGACACCGTGAAGGCGTTGCTTCCCCTCGGCATGCTCATGTTCGACATCGGAATGATGCTTACCGGCTCGGACGCCAAGCGAAGCACGCTCTCCACGAACACGTGGAAGCCGATGGCCTCCCGGGATTCGTACCCGCAGAACAGGTGGATCATCGCCGCACCACCGCCAGCACCGCCCATGCGCCGTGGTCGCAACGGTCCTGGTGCGGCAGCAGCTCGACCGAGAACCCGGCGTCCAGATACTCGTCCACGACCCTGTTAGCGCCGTACAGCTCCAGATCGGGAAGCTCGCCGTTCGGACCCGGCAGGTAGTAGTCGTCGAACACGAGCAGCGGGCAATCAAGCGCCGCTGCGTCGCCGCGGATGGCGTCGACCCGGTGGTCGCCGTCGATGAACGCGAAGTCGCAGCGCACGGTGGTGCCGTGCAGGGTCTGCCGGGTGTCCCCGACCACGAAATCCCATGTCAGCCGGCCGCCTCGGGCCACATTCACCAGCCGATCCTCGGCCGCCTCCCGGTCCGGCTCGCCCTTCCCGTTAAGCGCGGCATCGTGGAAGTCCTCGCCAACTGTGTCGAACACGTCGAATCCGGTGTAGGTCACCGGCTCGCGGTGGCTGTCGATCGCCCAGCGGCACATCTTCGCCGCCCGGACGCCGCGGTGGACGCCAATCTCAACAATACGCTCCGGGCGCGCCTGCGCCACCAGAGCCTCCATCTGGTCATACCGCTTAGCCATTCCAGTACGCCTCGCCTCGTTGCTGTTTAAGGTCGGACCTGCGGGACCGGCCTTCGGCCTTCCGCTTGCCCTTCAGGTGGTCCAAGCACGCGCCAAGCGGCCCGTTGACCAGCGGATGTCCCGTGTCCTCAGCGTCCCCGGACAGGGACACACAGCGGATGCCAAGCTCTCGCCGGACGTGTTCGATGGCCCACGAGTCGTGCCATTCGTCCAGGTCGAACAATCGGTCAGACCGGTACATCTCGACCAGTGCTCGGACCAGCTCCACGCCAGCCTCATTTCGCCGGATCAGCATGAATCCGCACTCTGGGTACTTCCTGGCGCGGCGCAGGTAGCCGAAGTCAGCATCCCCCAGCAGCCCGGCCAGCCACTCCTGCGTGACCGGCGCGTGAGTCACGCAGTCGGCATCCAGCCAGACCAGCACATTTGCCGATCCGACCCGGAATGCCTGTTCTATTGCCGCGACCTTATGCGCGAACCGCACCGCGTCGAAACGGTAGTTGTTCGTCGGCCGGTGCCGGTGCCGCTGCTTGAACTCCGGTAACCAGTCAGATGCAGCCTCCAAATCCTCGTCGGTGTACTTCCGCAGCCGGATGTCACCCCAATACTGCTCAAAGCTCTCGACGCAGCGCTTGGCGTGCTCCTCCCAGTGCTTGGATGCATAGGTGGTCACCACGTCGAACGTGGTCACAGGTACTTCCTTAAGTGCTTCCACGCCTCGCCAGTCCTCATCTCTTCAAGTGTCCATTGCAGCCATGCCACGTCGAACAGGAATTGCTCCCTGCCTTCCAGAAGCGGCGCATCGGTGATCTGCTCCAGCGGTACCGAGAACGCGGCCGCGGCCCCTGTCTCACAGTGCACAGGCACGCCAGCCAGCAGTGCGTCCACGGCCGTGTTCGAGTGGTGCGTGACCACCGCGTAGGCAGAGGCAAGCATCTCGCTCAACGGCCTGTAGTCAATCTCAGCGCCTGCAATCGGCCTGGCCGCCAGATCGTTCGGCTTGGGCCGGTAAACCACCGGTCGGCCGCCGCCCTGCAACTGCGCAATGACTCGGCGCTCCCACTCCTGGTAGCCGATTCCATGGTCCGCGCAGGCCTTGGCCGTGGACCCGGCCACCACGATCTCCCGGCCATTGGTCCGCCACGGTTTGATCCGCAGCCCCAGCCGCTCGAAGCGTGTTGCCGGAAGCCCTTGCCGCACGTACCGCTCCGGACTCCAGCCGTTCACCGCGAACCTGTAGTAGGTATCGCGCTGCCAGTAGCCCAGGTCCGCGTAGGCGAATGCCGGGTACTGCTGGTAGCTGCGCCGGCCCTTCCAGCCGTAGGCCACGCAGGCGTCGGCTTTGACGCCAGTGACCAGCCTGTCACCGGCTGCAAGGATGCCCTTCGCCATTGCCTCGGCGATGCGCTTCTGGTGCTTCCTCGGGCCGCTCAGGCAGACAACATCCACCGCAGCGCGCTCCCGTCCGCAATCTCGCTCAACCGCCAATTCGCCCATGCCAGCCTGCGGAACATCGCCAGCCGGCTGCCGTCCGTGTTGTCCTGCTCGCCAATCCAGCCGGGCATCTCCGATACCACTGGGATGCCCCACAGTAGCGCCTTGATAGCCGCGCCGCTGCCCCAT